ATCGATGGTACTGGTGGTGTTATTAAAGGTGTCGGTTCAGATGTCTTTGGTGTAACCGCAGGTGTATTGGATGTAACATCAAATTTGATTAAAGATGTTGCTACCAAGACTGGCACAGATGCAACCAAACCAGAAGAAGAGGAATAAAATTACTGCCAAGGATGGCACTTATAACTCGTATAAATAGAGGTATAATTAAGAGGTTACTATGGCACTTACTACAAACACAAACTATTTACAACCAACCGGATTTAAGTTTATAATCTCTGGTGACCAATATAAGAACCTAGAGTTCTTTGCACAATCTGTTACTCACCCTGGCGCTAATGCGAATCCAGTAGAACTTCCTGTGGCACGTGTTACATCTGTACCACTGGCAGGTGACAAGATCACATACAGTGAATTGTCCCTAGAAGTAATGGTTGATGAAGACATGATGTCATATAAAGAGATGCAGTCATGGTTGGAACGTAACGTTAATCAGAAACAAGACAATGAAGTTGGTGGTGCTAATATATCTACGTATTCAGATATAACACTTATTATACTGACATCACATAATAACAATAATGTGCAAATAAAATACTTTGATTGTTTACCTACTAGCATAGGTGCAATAACAATGACAAGTAATACTACGGATATAATATATCCAACATTCCAAGTAGGATTTAGATTCAGTTCGTTTGAGATAAAATAATGAAAACTATTAATATTATGAATCCCCAAGTACAATCGATACTTGAAGAGTTCCAATACTTTCTTTTAAATCAACCGATTGAGTTGACTAATAATCAACTTAATGGAGACAACCCAGACTACTGGACTGGAGATGAGTTTCTTGAGTCTATCATGGAAGATCATGACGGTAGTCCCAAGAACGCATGTTCTTATTGTTTAAAACCAGATCACTATAATGGACTTGACTCTCAATACAAAATAGTGTATAATGACATTAACGACAGACTCTCCCTTGAACTTGGAGTAAGTCACAGTGCATTGTCTCAGATGTATCCACCCGATGGTTTTATCGCATGGCATACGAATGAGAATGCAGTTGGTCACAATCTGATCTTTACTTGGTCAGAGACTGGTGACGGTTACTTTGAGTACCTCGACAAAGAAGGTAAGAAAGTACGTATGCAGGACAAGGTGGGTTGGTCGTGTAAAGCAGGGTACTTTGGTACACGTGAAGATAACGAACATGTATACCATTGTGCAAGAACAAATTGTAAAAGAATTACTCTTAGTTATGTTATGGCAGATACTTCTGACAGAATGCGACCCCTTACTGATTGGTGGGATGATTGTGTTGAGCACATACAAAGAGGATAAATTTGTAATATATAATATAGAATGAGGAAAATATAATGTTAGATCTTGAAAGCATATTGAAAGAGTGGAAAGAAGACTGTGTGATTGGACAGCACAAATTAGATGATGTGTCTATGAACACCCCCAACCTACATGCAAAATACTTGCAGTACCTATCACTAACTAAGTTGCAACACAAACGTGCAGAGAATGCACAGTTGACTTTGTTGAAACAGAAGTGGTTGTACTACAATGGTAAGATGTCTCAAGAAGAGATCCTTGCCAGTGGTTGGGAACCAGATCCATTTAATGGACTAAAGATACTTAAAGGTGAGATGGAGTACTACTATAATGCAGATCCAGAGATACAAAGATCTGTAGAGAAGATTGAGTACTATAAAACCATTATAAGTACATTGACAGATATAGTTGATAATCTCAAGTGGAGACATCAAACTATTGGTAATATGATAAGGTGGAGACAGTTTGAAGCAGGTGGGTAATGGGTATTGATAATACCATAAGAGTGAGATTATTAAACCACTCGTACATGGCAATAGAATCTAACGCAGGTCAAGAACAAGAGTTGAGGGAACACTTCTCATTCTTCGTTCCAGGCCATCGTTATATGCCGGCGTTCAAACGTAAAGTTTGGGATGGTCGTGTTAAGTTATATAACATGGTCACCAAACAAATGAACGTGGGTCTGTATCATCACTTGAAAAAGTTTTGTGCTGATCGATTCTATCCACTACAGATTGTAGACAATACCAAATATGGTATACCCTCACAGACTAATAACGTAGATCACCAGTCACTCATAAAGATTATGAAGGATTGGAAGATGCCGTTTGATCTAAGAGAGTATCAGTACAAAGCAGTAACACATGGTATCGAACAGAAACGATGTTTACTACTATCTCCAACTGGCAGTGGCAAGAGTTTTATTATATACAATTTAATGCGATATGTCAAGGAAAAAAAGAACGTTAAGAAAACTTTAATCATCGTACCTACCACATCATTGGTGGAGCAGATGTATAAAGACTTCGAAGACTATGGATATGATGTAGAGACTAACTGTCACAGAATATATTCTGGTAAGGACAAGACAACGGATTGTCCTATCATTATCTCTACATGGCAATCTATCTACAAGTTTGGCACGGACTTCTTTGAACAGTTCGAAGCAATATTCGGAGATGAGGTACACCTGTTCAAAGCAAAGTCATTATCTACTATGATGGATAAGTGTGTCAATGCCAGATATAGGTATGGCACAACAGGTACACTGGACGGTACCGAAACGAATAAACTGGTGCTCGAAGGTTTATTCGGTAAGGTAAACACGGTGACTACCACCGCACAATTGCAGAAAGATAAACAACTCGCAGAACTGGACATATCTGTCCTGTTATTGCGTTATCATAATGATGTATGTCACAGAATGAATGGTAAGACATACCAAGAAGAAATTGACTACATTGTAACAAACGAAGCACGTAATAGATTCATTACTAAGTTGACGGTTGATCTTAAAGGCAACACACTTGTGATGTTTCAGTTCGTGGAAAAGCACGGTAAGGTGTTGGTTGAACTTATCAGAGATGCGGTAGAAGAAGGACGTAAGGTCTTTTATGTTTCTGGTGAAGTCGATGCATCTGATCGAGAGAAAATACGTGGAATAGTGGAGAAAGAAAATGATGCAATTATTGTCGCTTCTCTGGGGACTTTTAGCACTGGGATCAATATTAGGAATCTTCATAATATTGTGTTTGGGACTCCTTCAAAATCTCAAGTCAAAGTACTTCAGTCAATCGGACGAGGACTCAGACAATCAGACAACGGACAAGTAACTAAGTTATATGATATCGCAGATGATTTTCATACTAAAGGATACAAGAACTTTACTCTTAAACATAGTGCCGAAAGGATTAAGATATATACTAAGGAAGGGTTTAGATATAAGGTCTATCCTATAGATTTAAAAGGGACACAACTCCCCAAGGAAAACGATGATGCATTATGATGTTAAAAAAATTAAACAATTAAAGTTGGTCTCTGGTGAAGAGATTATCTGTGAGATTATTGAAGAGACAGATGAAGACCTTATTGTTAGAGCACCCCTTCAAATTCAATTTCACACGAATGCTGATTCATCACGTATTTGGACATTCCGTTTGTTTATGTGTTACCAAGATGATGCAGATAGATTTGTATTAATTAAGGTTGATAAGATCATGGGTATTGCAAATCCTATCGATCAGTTGGTAAAACAATATCTTGATGGCATAAAAGAAATGTATGTGTTTGATGACGAAGAAGACTTAACCGAAGCAGGTCATTCAGAACCATATAATCCATGGGAAGAATGGGAAAGCAATTTAACTGAACGTGATAGTGATGGTGGAAAAAGCAATGTTTTGAAGTTTCCAACGATACATTAATTATGTATTCACTGGGGGGCAAACGTTAAGTTTATTATAGCATGGATTTTACAATCTGTCAAGCGATATTTTAATTATTTTTATGAAGAAAGAAAAGATACTACAAGTAGTCAATTTAGCACCAAGTGAATCTTGGATAGAGAAGTTGACTGAAATCCACCCTATGCGTCAAATCGCATATGCTACTATAATACAAGCACTGGTATTCTTTGGTATGTTGGGAGCATTTAAATTGATAGGTTCTGTTGTATGAAAGTAGGATTCACATGTTCGGCATTTGATCTGTTACACGCAGGTCATATATCAATGCTTAGAGAAGCAAAGGATCAGTGTGACTACCTTATATGTGGTCTACAGGTAGATCCAAGTATAGACCGACCTAACAAAAACAAACCCATTCAAACAATCTTCGAACGATACTCTCAGTTGAATGCTGTGAAGTATGTTGACGAAATCATTCCCTACGTTACAGAGCAAGATCTGGAAGACATCCTATCCGCACTACAACTTGATGTGCGTATCATAGGTGCCGAATACAAGTCGGGTACATTCACAGGACGTGCCATATGTGCCAGTCGAGGTATAGAGATATACTTTAATAAGAGGGATCATAGATTTTCTACGTCTGATTTGAGAGAAAGAGTCTGTAATCACTTGACAAGTGCAGACTGATTTGGTATAATATATGAAAAACAAGGAAACTAAAATGAAACCAAAAGATAAACCCCATTACGTAAACAACAAGGAGTTCTCACTTGCAGTAGTAGATTACTGCACTAAGGTCAAGGAGTCTAAAGATAAGGGTGAGAAGCATCCTATCGTGCCAGACTACATCGCAACATGTTTCCTTAAAATCTGTGAGGGACTCTCACACAAATCTAACTTTGTAAGATACACTTATAGAGAAGAGATGGTCATGGATGCTGTAGAGAATTGTCTGAAGGCAATTGAGAACT